CTTGTGCCTTCCTTGTACGTCTGCCTTTCTAATGACTTAATCGTCTGCTTGCATTTCGGGCTGATATACAAATGCCGCTCACCATCGCTCGACAGTAAACGACTATTAACAGCATTGATCCGATCCCTGACTAATGCGTGATTCTTTTTCGCCTTAACGCTGTATCCTGCGTTTTGTAAGATCGACAAATCTGTGCGACCACCAGCAGATGTTTTCCGCTGTCTTGATGCTGGGTCTGGATAAACAATTATATTGCGAGTCGGATAACGCTCATCAATCTCCGCAACCATCTCATCGGTATTTGATCCATACATGACTATCTCGTCAACGGCATACAGCGTCCCGCCTTTACGAATACAGATAACGGCAGACATGGGATCAAGGTTAAAATCCATACCAATATGCAGTGTACCATTATCATCGTCTAACGCCAATACAGACTCTTCACGACTGAACGAGTAATAAATCAATCCAGAATAAGTTACAAACTCCGCGCAGTATTCCTGATTGAATGTTCGCTCATCTAAATCCTGCTTGGCTTGCTCTATCTCTTCTTCAGGTACGTTGCCGCCCTCGATGGTGGTGTATTGGAATGACTCCCAATCTGCCGCCTTATCAATCCCTTTTGCCCAGAGATCGTAAAAGTGATTACGGCCTTTAGGCGTACCGATAAACATTGCACCCCCTTGCCGATCTGATAGGGATGCTCTTAATACTTCATACCATGCCTCTGGCCGCATATCAGCGAATTCATCTAGCACTACATAATCTAACGCACGACCACGTAAGTTGTTTGGCTTCTCTGCTCCCTTTAGGGCAATCACCGATCCATTGATTAGCTTGATCGTTAGGGCTGTTTCGTTGGTCTTTTGGATGTACTGTTCTGGGATAGTATCAATCAGCATATTCCAGCAAATCTCTTTTGCCGCCCCGTAGGTAGGGGCAACATACCAGACGTTACGATTGTTTCCAGATATGGCCGCCCTCAATAATGCGCCAGTGGCTAGAAACGTCTTGCCGAATCTACGCCCTGCAACAACAGAAACAAACCTAGCCTCACTTAAAAAGATTTCACTCTGCGGCTTTGTTAATTGCATCTTTATCCACAAGGATTTGTATTGGTGGAATCTCTTTTACTGGTTCAACATATTGATCGCCCCATGATTCCCTATCCCTAGTCTTGAGATAAAAGATCATGCAGGTATTGTCACCATCAACCGCCTTCTCGAATAGTTTATTCGTTACCTGATTGATGCCTTCACTGCGACCCCTTTTTATAGCCTCAAGAAACTCTGGATATTCTTTCTGTCGCTCATATATGGTTGCATCGGACACACCCAAGCAATCGGCTATCTGCTTAACTGTAAGCCCCCTAGAGGCCATTTCTCGCGCCTTACGACAGGCTAGCTCATCAGGTATCCACTTTGGTCTGCCAGCGGTCATACTTCTGTCCCAAATAGTTCATCTGCTTTAAGTGTAGGCTCTTCTGGCTTTTGTTGCTCGATAATATCTTCCACAGCCTCATCTACAGACTGCGACCAATCCGCTAAAGCCTCGCGTATTGTGTGGCGTTGTACGTCTGTTTCTATAAGTGAGTCCATGATTGCGTCGAACTGAGCCAGATGATCTTCTAGCTCAAAAAATAGGCATTCATCTATCCGATTTGATACTTTGATTGATTCCATAACATACCCCTAACGTAGATGGATAGGGGCATTGTATACGGTTTTAAACGATTATGTAAATTATCTTAGATCGTCTGCGGCTACTGCGGTAAGGGAGATAAGGGTAAATAGGATAATGTAAAGCACTGTTGCCTCTGGTTGCGTGAATGAGGCGAGATTATAAAGACTTTTGGTTATGCTGAGAAATGCTTGTTTTTAATAAGATTAATACCTTTTCTGGTATATATTCTAATGTATATTAATAGCCCGTTTCGGCTCCCCAGTGGGCTAGTCTGGGTCAAAAGGTTAAGGGAAACCTTGGCCTGATGCGTAGTGGTCACCAGTGCATCACTCTGGCAGGAAGGGTTATGAACCCCTGACCGCTAGTAAATCAATATCTCCAAAGCGATAAACCCAAATAAACTAAAGTATATCACCGCTAAATACATACGCTTTACGACTATATCAGTCATTAGCCATTCTTTGATCTTACCCATTCTGTCGCTTTTGTTGGCGTCTTTTATCGCCTTGTCTGCGAATCTGTGGGCTTCTTTCATTGCTTTTTCTATCTGGTTCATCATTTGCCTCGCTTTTTTCTATTGCTGGATATAACTCTCTTAAACGCTTCCACTCATTAACTGCATTCAGTGTTCCCATGAAAATGCCCTCTCTATACTTTGGTATTGGCAGAATTCATCCCAAACCTTTTCCCTCAGAGTATCTTCCAAATAGAGATATATTCTACCCCTTATTAGTTCTTCAAAGTCATCATTGTCTAATATAGCTTTGAAGTCGTCTAATGCCTCAGACCAGAATCCGTCATCATCGCACTCATGGCGGTATTCTGTTTCTTTCGACTTAAAATAGTAAGCCAGCGACCCAGAGGGTAACGCTTGATATTGCCCGATCCGATAAGTTAAATCTAGCACCGCATCAAAGTTATCCGAACATGTATGCGGGAATATATCATCTAGCCAAGTCGAATGCATTTTAAGCCACGTATAACAGCAAGCATCTTTCTCACTGTCGCTCAGTGCGATCAAGTCACCATCCCATCTATCATCTCTTGATGTGACCCAACCTACAAAATCTCTTAAATCAGCTTTCATATTATTATCCTTAAAAAAGCCCCCCGAAGGGGGCAAGAGGGGAGAAACTAACATACACCGTATTTGACGCAGTCGGTGTATTCCATATGTGAAACAATGCTAAATATAAGAAACAAAACTACTGCCGCTACCATTGCCTGTCTGCTTTCTGCGCGTTTCTTGCGCTCAATTCGTGCGGCTTCTTGGCCGACTTTGTAAGGATGGTTAATCATATTATTCCCCTTGATTGATTGCCCCCCGTAGGGGGCGGTTAGATTAGATTGCGTATATATCTTTAAAATATGGCTTGTCGCATAAATCGTTAGCTTCAATTTCGGACATAACAACAGCATACTCCCTGCGGTCATACGCCTCATCATCATCAGCAAAAGTGATTAATAAGTCATGGTCTCCCCAAATCCAGTCTTGAATTTGAATCAGCGCGGCATAGGCTTCTGGATTGTCCTGCCCCCTTGACCCTGCTTCGTTTTCCAAAGTTTCTAGTATTTTTACAAACTCTTTGTTCCAGTCTTTCATTTTGTTTCGCCTTTATTAATTGATTGAGGTGTAACAATAAACGATCTACCGCCTAAAGTAAACTTTTCTGTATACAATAATCATGGTTTTTATATAACATTTTGCAATAAAACGAATCTGCTTATAGCTTTTTCGCATATATGGCGAAAATGTGAAAACATACGTACATATAGCAAAAATACGTACATATAAATGCAAAAATACGACACTTTACTGCGCTACATTTCGCCTATGCGCCACTCTTGCTCTTTGATCTGCTCTTTTAAGTCTCTGGCGAACTGGATTACTTCTTCTCTGTTGAACTTAGGCGATGCCCTCCAAGCCAGCCTTTGCATTGCCCTGATGCGCCTAGCACCATACGTATCTTCCATGTATATCCGATAGGCTTCTTGGATTTTGGTGGTTTTCATGCCCCACTGGTTGCAAGCAGGGCATTGGGGGTGGATGTTCTCTTCAAATAGCTTGAATACTATATGCCTACGGGAGTAGAAATGACCGCCCTGCATATTCTTATAGTGATCTACCTTGCCGCACGTTACGCAGGTGCAGTACCCGTTATCATCTGATGCCTTTAACCTAACCAACCTTTGTAATAGCTTGGCCGCCTTCTCAACCTCTTGCGCGACCGTAGATTTCTTCTTCTTCGCCATATTCCAACTCTAACAATAGTTCACAGTAGTGGATGATCTTTTTAATATCTTCCGCGCCATTTTTATCCCTAGTCGCGTACTTAACGATATTTCCGCGAATAAAATCTAAATTGTTCGCGGTGATATATTCTATCGGCTGGATCGCTAACTTGTAATGATCGCCCCCTTCCTGTTTGTTCAACGCACTCACTCATCTTCCTCCGTTTCAAGCATTTTAACTTCGCATGGAATCCCAAGATTGCAATAAGGGCAAATGCCATAAGCATTGTCATCATCGCCAACCCAATACTCGAGGCCATTACCGCAATCGCAAAACTGTCTAACAGCACTAATTCCACTTTTCGGAAAGTTAATAACATTACTCATCTCGTAAACTTGGCACTACCGTTTTGCGGGAATGCTCTCCAGTGCGATTATGATAGGTGATTGCATGAGCCGCCCTCCAACTTACATAACCGCCTCTAGCGGCATAAGCATCAGCACCCGCAAGAGTTGGGTGGCGTTCTACAATAGCCCCGCCTCCCTCAGATGCATCCTGTTCTTTATGGTGATAGTGACCTGTGTGTATATAGCAGTATTTGGCCTGACCCCACATAGCCCTATATCTAGGCTCTGCGCTAAACAAAGTAGGAAGTGCGGTATTTTTCTTTTTATGGCCGTGGTGGAAGCCTAGCATTATCTCGCCATGCAAATGCGCGTAATAAGGAAACTCAGTATCATCGACCTCTAGCCTTGGATTATTTTTATAAATAACCTTTGCCGCTTTTCTGAGCCAAGCAGAGCCAGACTCA